TCGATCCGACCCTGTCGATAGTAACCAAGACTCCATGGACAAACTTCAGAGATTGATTGGTAGTATTCCGACCAATTAACCTCTACGTCTTGACTTCTTTTTCTTTTTGTCATCATCCTTTTTCTTCATTCCACGTCTCACTGACGATGACCGTTTCATTCCTCTTCTTGTAGCCATTATAACATATACTCCCCTAGCATACCAGCTACCGTGCTGGCTATCAATAAGCCCAGCACCCACCATAGGCGGTTGTCTAGCTTATCAATCGTTTTGGTCTGCTTTTCCATATCCTTCTCGATATGCTTTAGATGATTCTCTTTGATGATCTTGATATCTGTCTTGATTTCTCTGATACTCTGAGTGTTCTGCTCAGTTTGCGATTTTGCCATCTCTACTGTTCCCTTTTTGTTGAAAACGACGGCAAAAAACCTTTACATAAGATATCTTACTTGCTGTCATCTTTGCTTTCTTCCCATGGTAAAATACTGCTTGATTCTTCTGTTGCAGGATTATCCTGGAATCCAAGATAGTTCTTTGATAACCATATCTGCATCACAGCTGAATCTTTTTCTACTGCGTTGCGATACATGGCTCTACGAAGTTTTATCTTGCCTTGAGCTTTTCCCTCTTGTATACAATCCTTGTGATGTCTATCTAGTGTATCAACACTACATCCTAGCACATAGGCTATCTCGCCTCTGCTACATTGTAGTTCTGCGAGTCTACGGATCTGTTCACAATCTAATTGTATCTTAGGTCGCCCTTTGGTTGTGTTTTTGTCTGACTTTTCTGTCATTCTACTTCCCCTCAACGCCTGGAATAGGCTAAAATATCAACTGATATACTTTGTATAACAGCCAACAAGCATAATGTATGAAGCCTATGCTCAATATTGCATTGGCCAACACCATGCTGTGTCTTGCATACTTCCAGAATAAATCTTGATTATATTCTTTAGATTCTCTCATTTGTATACTCCTTTATTTATCGTTCGGGTTAAACTGATATCATACAGTTTAAATACTACTGAGCGATGGGGGTCGCTCTGGGGGTTAAAGTTCGCCTTTGCCCCCACTACTTTTGGCTTGGCTATAATTCTTACGAGCTTTACGATCCCACCATTCGCCCACAAGTTTTCCGTCTTTGTGTATGGTATAACCTGCCAATTCATCTGCTATCCTGTATATCATGGCCTGTTTTGGTATGTCTAACCTATTGGCCACCACTATCCTCTCTCGGTAACGAGTTTTATCTCTATACAGATAGAAAGTTCCGTTATACATCACGTCCCCTGTTTGACGCTATGTGACGCTTTTTCACCGTCTTGCGTAGTATTGGTGCACTATCCATTAAACTTTCTTTCATGGCTTCCAGTTTACGCATCTCTTCTCTGTATTTGTTCTGTTTCGCGTTGACTATCTGGTAAACACGTCGCACGTTGTATTTTGGTATCTCATACCGACTGCGAAAGCTTCTATTGTATATTGTGTATACAACCTTTTGTTGATCTTGATCACCTCGCATTGCCACGGTCTTTGTTGCCATACGCATCCATTTGAGGATAAGTTTTTTCCTGTCAGCATATGGTCTATTGGTCATACCTTGATACCAACTGGCAAAGTTCTGTTTCTTATATCTGGGTGTTTTTGCTTCCATCTTCATTTGCTTTACTCCTATTCTCTGTTATGTTATTTACCACTTCTCCTGGGTGGCTATGAAACAACAATTCTTCTGCAAAATTACGGCTAACAAACTTTATGTAATATTCTTTGTTACGTTTATCAATACCCACTAGCTTTATATGTTGCATTGGCTTACCTTTTTTTGTGCTGTTGGTAAGTTTAAATTTTACTATCTGTGGATCTTTTTTTAGCTTTTTCTTAGTCATCTTTACTGGCCCATTTGTATTGTAGATCTTTGGCACCTTTTATATCTAGTGTCATCTGTAGTTCAATATGATTCTTGAAAAAATCAATGCCACCATCTTTCCTCTCTTCTGGTATGCTCACTTGCAATAGTGCGAGATGTGTCACAGGATCATAACTGAACCAAGTGAATGGTATGGTGTGATATCTGCTGTGAAATCTATATCCTAGCTTGGTGTGATAATCACTTCCTGTGTATTTCTTGAATTCTCTGCATTTGGCTATCACATCATCATACCATTTTTTTGCCCAGTCAAAGTCTGCGGGCATCTTGTATGCTATGTTATTCAGTTTGCTTAGGTTGTTTGTCAGCTTTATGGTATCTGTTTGCCAACCCTTTTGTTCAACATCAAAGCCAAACTCCACTTGTGCTGTGAGGTGATCTTCGTTGTGGAACACACCCAGTTTGATGCTACGCACGGCAGTGGTGTCTACAACTTTGTCGCTGATTGGCGTGATTACCGCGGGTTTCTTTTCTTCTTGTTTGAACTTGATCATTTTCTTCTCCTTTTCTATTTCCTTATTTCCTTGGACCTCAAAGAGGGTCCGAAGGACAAAGTTCCTGTTCATTTGCGATTACCAACTTGTTGGTAATCTTTTTTGTTAATTAACTACTTACGTTCATTTAGTTCATTAAGTTACTTAATAGTGGCCAACTTTTTTATTTTCAATAATAACTGTTCAGTGACCTTATCATAATATTCTTGATTGAGACTTTGCCTGATACGACATCTCTGAAAGAAACTTCTAAAACTGTCATTCACTGGTTCTTTGGTATACTGCATCAAGCATACTCCCATAAACTATCATCCGTTGGTGGATAATCTGCTGGTTTGTTTGCCACATAATCATATATTGTCTTACGCATATGATCTGCAGGATGCACTTCTTCGATAATTGGTATGCTATCACCATTTATTATTATCCAACCATCTCGTGTAGTCTTTGGTTGGTTGTATCTGGTCTTTTGAACAAGCCCACTTAACACATAAAGATTATCTTCATCTTCACATATCTTTTTCCAATGCGTGTAGTTCGCATGGTTGGGATCTATGTATACCACACCAGCATCAATGTTATCTATGTCAACCAATGGTAATTCATAATAACCATCAGGTGTGTTTCTGCTTGTCTTGAACTTGTTATCTATCTGAAATAGTGGACGCTTTATGCCCCACTTGTCGTAATTTAATTTTGTTTGCATTTATTTTTCCTTTCTCCTGTGTCATTTAGATCTCCTTTTCATTTAGTCTTATTATACAAGTATTTAGTAAAAAAGTCAAGTTTTTTCAAGATATAGGGGTCAAAACCGTGATTCTGACCCCTTTGCGTATAAAGAAACTATCAATTGTTTTGGCAAACGAACTAGATAGTTTTAATAGATGTTGGTAAAGCAAAGGGCTCTAGGAGCAGTATTTGAAAGGAGTCACATCATGGTGATGTGCTGTCAATACCAACGGTTATGGAAATGTAAATTTCAATGGAGGGTTTGAAAGAAAAAATATAAAACCAACCCTAAAACTTGATGGGTTGCACTCGCAACCCTGATAACACTCGTTATCGAATTCTGTAAGTGGAAGGTAATGCTATGAGCTGTAATATACCAAATGGAAATAAAATATTGATGCAAATTGCAATGTGAGAACAATACTTTATGTAAAACACACCTTCCACTATATGTATTTATACAATACTATTGTGCTGTTGTCAAGTTCTTTTTGTATTTGTTTACGTGGCCGTATACCGTCTGCCTTATCAAGTTAAGTTCGAGGCTTATCTCTTTTATGGTGTAACCCTGCTTATACATATCTACGACCCTGCTACCCAAGTCATGGTATTTTGGTCTGGTATGCCAATTGCGTGGGTCCTTGTCACTGTAGTGTTTCACCCATGTCCAAGGATCATTACCAAATCTCTTCTGTAGGTATGTTTGTTTCCTTATGACCGCGTGTGGGTAATAACACAGATGTTTCACGTGCTTGTAATGCTCCCAACCCTCAAGTTCTGTTTTCAAGCAACTGGTCATTATGAACCAATGTCCTGGTGCACAGATGTGTCTGAACATATAAGCACCCGCATAACCTGTGGGGCAACCCCACGGATGATCAGTCAAGAACATGAATCGGAAATGTTTTTGTTCTGTCTGCAATCCTGTTGCTCTCAGGAAGCCTCCGCATCTTCTTTCTACATCTTTTGGATTTTTTGGGGGTCTTGGACTATGCATTAGGTTGACGCTACGGTCCTATCTGTTACTCTTCTCCAGTTTGATCCATCATAGAAACAAGGGACTGCTCCACCTGCGTCATTTGTGCAAAATGCCATAGCACCAGCACCAATACCTGATGTTGGTAAATTTGCCACTGTATAACTGGGTAATTCAAAAGGAACATTGATAGCACCTCTTTTAGGAGTTACATCTATTTGACCATTGCTAGGACTTCCTGCATGATCAATAGCAATAAGTTTCATCTTGTTTGCACTAGGATCTGTGCTTGTGAATTCACAGTTGAATCTACCTGCTTGTCTTTCTACTGCATCATCTTTGAACTTGAATGTGATACTTTGTTGTCTTGTGTTACTACCAATGGTTGCACCTGTGTAATCACTTTGACATTCAATAACATTGTGTAGATCATCTGTTAGATCACTGCTCATGTCATTGTTAATAAACAAGCTGTTGCTGTTTGATCTCAAACCTTCAATATCTATGGGACCTGTAAGAACAATTTTACCTGTTCCGTGTGGATCAAGTTCAATGTTTTGGTTACTTGCACTTGTGATTATTTTATTACCACCAAGATCAAAATCACCAGTCAATGCTGATGCGCCTGTTCCACTTGATAACAATACTGTTCCACTTGCGTCTGGTAATGTAATGGTATTATTTTGTGTGGGATCAACACAATATATACTTGTGAATAAATTATTACCACCCGTGTCACCATTCAGTGCTATCTTATTACCCGCACCAAAAAACAATCCATTCCTGTTGAGTGTAAAAATAGTTTCCATACTGCCATTTGCCACTACATCAAAATCTAATCTGCCCCTCTCACTGCCGCTGTTTGTTCTCTCTATCTCACCCGTGATCTCTGCATATGTGTCTATATTACCATCACTGTCTTGTCCCTTGAATACTATGCTACCCAATAGGTCCTCAGCGGCGGGACTCGCACTTGTTCTTTCTAATATAATTTCTGGGCCCTGTGCGGCACCATCATCTGCTTTTTGTAATTTTAATAATCCACTATCATCTTGATCAATCAATAGTGTTCCATCTAAATTTGGTAAACGAATTAATCTGTTTTGATTTGGATCTGTTGCACTCAATTGTGTGTTAAAAGCATCATCAGTTGAACCATCAAAATATAAGTCATTGCCTGCATTTAAAAACAGACCTTTTCTGTTCATACTCATTACTACTTCATCTGAGCCATTGTTCATTGCGTGGAAATTTATAACACCTCTTTCGCTTGTTGAGTTTGGCCTACCAATCATACCTCTAATACTTGCGTATGTATCAGTATTACCAGCACTATCATTGCCTTTAAATTCAATACCACCAATTATATCATCTGCGGCTGGGCTGGCACTACTTCTTTGAAGCTCTAGTGTGGGATTTACTGTGGCACCATCATCTGTTTTTTGTATCACCACTTGTCCTGTTCCATCAGCAGTGAATGTTATATCTCTGTTTGAACTGCTTATAATCTTCCTAGTTAATACATCAAGATCTCCACCAAGTTCTGGGCTTCCATCTGATGCAACACTTTCTAAAACAGCAATACCACCTGCTGTTTCTAGATCGATTGGTTGCACAACCAATTCACCATTTAAACCTATAATTCTCATTTGTTTCTCTTTCTAGCTTTCCTACGTATATCTAGATCGTGTTTTCTACTGCCTCTTATCAGGCTGTTTACTCTACCCATTGCCCATTGTGCCATAGTAGTTCCTGGTCTTGAACCTGCACCCAGATATGCACCTTGACCTCTACGATAAACTGCTTTTAGATCAGTGAGATTGAATAGCTTACTACTTTTAGCTTTTCTTTTCAATGCTGTTTCTGTTGTTTTACTTATTTTTGCCAAGTTCTATTCTCCTACGTATCAAACTGGCTGGAATAGTTTTACCAGCCCTGTAAAGGTCGCTAATGCGTTTTAATACACTAGATAATTCGTCCCTTTGCTTTCCTTTTGTGCCACTCAAATACTTTTTTGGTATTCCTGTCGCTTTGTCCTTTGCTACTCGTCTAACCATTAATCTTTCTCCAAGTATGTTGCATCTGGTGCATATTGTTCCAACACTACATCTACTGTTGAGTCTGGGAACAATGTAATACTATTTACTCTAAATTTTTCTGCACTAAAATTATAGACATCATGTGTCACTGTTACAGGGTCACCAACATTTAGTTTCAATGCCTCGTGACTTGCTTTAAAGTTCATTATGGTTTGATGTCTACTTAGATCCAAGTAATACGTTCCTATACGTGTTGCTAGATCATTTGCATCTGTTGTAGAACTTATCATTGGTAAGTCAACACTCTTTTCATTTACAACATCACCATCTTCTTCTAGGTATGTTGGATTCTCGACCAATATGTTATCTGGTTGGAATTCTAGATCTGGGTTAAAGAAGTTTACTTTTAGTTTGTTGAATCTTGTTTTCTTGCTACCCAAGCTGATAGTAACTTTACCTATCATGTTATCTTTGTTGAAATCAAATGCACTAGTGAAACTTTCTTCTTTTATTGGTTTTAGTTGATACTGTCCGTTTGCATAAACTAGATTCATGTTTGCACAAGTTAACATCTTTTGCGTGTTATTGAATAATGTATCTGCCGTATCTATGGCACCATTAAATGTAATATTTGTTTGTCTAACACCACCTATTGTAGCTGTCAACAATGTTTGTGCATAAGTCCTTGCTGTTTTAAAACTTTCTATGTCTATGTCACTGGTTGAGATCGATTTTCCATAGGTCGGGTCCGTTAAGTAATCGTATATTATGTTTGCTGGGTTAACACGTTCTGCATCTGTGTTTACATATGTTGTAGGATGCACACCTGTGCTACCTTCATTCACTGCTTTTACTTTTTTACCTTTTACATCACAAGTGATAACTGGAGCACCAGGATACTTGTCTCTGTCGTATTTCATAATAGCATATATGTAAGCAACACCCTTCATGTTATGATTGCTTGTCCATTCTGCACTCTTTGTGAAACTACCTACTGTGAAACTTTTTCCACTTACATTATCATTGTTGCTTGTTTGGTCGTGTGCACCTAACCACATTCTCAATGTTAGTGTGCTACTAAATTCACTTACTATACTTCCGCTTTGTCCCTTTACACTTCCACTCCACACTTCAGTTCCATTGAACTGCACCGCTGTTATGTCATCGATGGTGTTTGCTTGGCTGTTTGTCGCACCCTGTGCCACTGCTAATATCACGTGTAAAAATTCTGTTCCACTTGTTGCTCCACTACTATTAGTTGTGTTCACATAAGCACGTATACCACCCATACGCCTGTCACCATATACCACTGGAATACTTGCAACGTTTGAACCTTTGTTTACAAGGAAGCCACTGTCTGTTACACCAGGACCAGCTTGTTTATCTGGACCAAGTATCGCACTGGCCGCGGCCTGTAATACGAAACTAAATGCTGTAGCCGCAAATCCACTTAATCCCAATGCACCCGCGGCATAAGGAGCAAATACTGCTACCGCAATCATTGCTAAACTTTTTACGGCCTTACCCATTTACTTTCTCCAATTTCTTTTTTCTAATTTTTTAAATGCTTTAGGATGATATCCCTTTATCTCTTGTCCTTCTGGAACTGTCCAAAAAGCACCTTCAAAATAAACATAAACACTGGCATAATAACCTCTTTCGATTGTTACTACATCACCATTTTCCCATTGTGGGTTTTTTGCTTTTAATTCTTTGTAATCTCTGAGATGCAACCACATAGCTGGTGTTATTTTTAAGTTTCTCATAAACTCTTTTGCACCTTCTTTGTGACTGTATGCACCTTTTACTTTATCTTCATAATCTGTTGTTCCATAAACGTAATCATGCATTTCTATAAAGAAAGTGTTGCAATCATTTACGTTCCATTCAAATGCTTTACCAGTTCTCCTACTGATAAAAGCACCCATCTTAAATTGTTGTTGTAAATCCATATCTTACTCCTTACGGTTTTTGCCACTTTATGTCTTGTATGACTTTGTTGGCGAATTGAAAACCTCTATCTCCTGTATAGAGATTTTGTTGTCTATTATCATTTGTGATCTGTCCTGTAGTCCTCTCATAGTCAACCCAATGTGAACTACAAGTGGCCGCTACTATGGTCGTATCTGCTGGATCATCTTCAATCACTGGTGCATTTATCCTACCATCAAACATAAGGAAGCTTCCAAGGTTTGTTACTTCATCATCGAAGAATACCCTGTATATCCTTACTGGTTGATCCACGTAATCATAGTTTAAAAATTGTTGTATGAAGTTAAGTTCTACACTATTTCCACTACCATCATCTACAGTTTTACCAAATGCTGGAATACCAACTAGGCTTACTGTTATCTCACTTGTTGTGAATAATCTATTCTCATCTATCTGTGAGAAAGCTAGGAATCCTCCTATGCTTGTGAACGTTTCATTGGCTGTGTTACCAGCACTATCTGTATCACTTATGGTTACATCATGTGGTGCGTTTGTTATAAAGATCTTTTCAATGTTTGTTGAACTTTTCTTTTTTAATTCTACTGCAATGGCCTCAAAACATCTCAATGTTTTTTTACCAAGTGCATCAAAAATGCTACCACTACTAAATCTACTAGGTGCACTCATTACTTATACTCGTCAAAATCAAATCTAAAACTACCTCTGTAGAATCCGTCTGCGCCTCTTGAAAATTCAAAACTATCTTCTCCCAATGTTACCCTGACGTGTGCTGGATTTCTGAAGAATTGTTGATCTCCATCCATTTCACTCCTTGGTCCGTATGCTAATCTAACTTTTACTTCACCAAACTTGTTACTTGTTGGATTATCACTTACCACGAAGAATAAATTACCATTACCATTCTTTGGTCCAATCAATACATCACCTCTATCAAACACTCTAGTCTGACTTGCTTGAAATCCCTCAAATAATACTAGTTTACTACCAGCCGTTACTTTGTCTTTTACTCTAAATTGATTACCTGTGTTGGAAGTTATTGCTGTGTTTGCTGAGTCTGTTCTATCATTGTAGAATAAATCAGTTGATGTTCCTGCATTGTTGGTATAGCTTCTTATATCAAAAAGGAAAGGTATGCTTTGTCCTTGTGCCGCTTGTGCTATCACTTCAAACTGTTTCCAGTCTGAGGCTGACATTGGTGGATAGTTAACTTCCATTTGATATTTAACCACACCACTTGTTCTGGCATACTTGATACCACTCTGTGAATTCGCAACACTGGTTGGTTGATTAACTGTGAACTTGATATTGTTTGGCACCACGTGTTTTGGCCAAACTTTTGCATTGTTTTCAAAATCTGCTGAACCCCACTCATCATCTGTGTCAAACACATCTGGTGCATATGCTGTTGGTGCAACATATTCATCTGCTTTTGGATTGATGGGAAACACACCAATCTTTTCTATCACATGAGCACTTGGTTTTGATGGACTACCTGATAATATAGCATCTCCAAGCACATTACTTGAACTTGTTAATCCAAGTCCTGCTAGTGTGAATAATCCTCTTTGCGGAAATACATCCAATTGATTTGTTCCATCTATAAAACCCTGTGTGCTTAAATCAGGTGTTGCTGTTGGCGTAGTTATGTATGTTGGAGTGAAGTGAGTTGTTGCACCTGGTCTCCAAAACTTTGTGAAGTCATATACTGCACCATTGGTTGTTACATTACTGCTGTTTTGAAATGTATATTTTCTCCTACCTGTGCTTCTTGTATTTGTAGAGTGCAATTGATATATCAACTTATCAAAATTATGATTGTCATCATTGTTTGATTTATTTCCACTATACAATGTTCCTGTTTCACTTGCCAGTGGATGTGTTAATGGTGTCACTGGTGTTAAACTTGTATCATTTGTATCACCAAAATAAAACATTCCACCCACATTGGTCCCACTTGCCGGGACGAAGTTTTGAACTTTGCCCGATCCTGTTCCATATGTTCCTGGTGATTCATTTCTGAATGTCCAGAAGTCAATGATCTTGATGTTACCCGTGATGTTACCACTGCCGTTTGTTGCTGTTAATGGTAAACCATCTCTTGATACTAATGTAGGGTCTGTTAGTATTTCTAAAGCTCCTGTGCTCTTTGTATACTTGTATCCAAAAAATGCTGTGTCATCCATGCTAGTTGGAATAGCTTTACTTGTTCCTGTTCCTGCTGTTATTTCAACTCTGCAGAAGCCTCTGAATATGTTTGTCTCATCTTCACTGAATCCATCTGGTGTCATGTTCTGTGATTCTATGTTGCCTCGCAGTGATGCGAAACTACTATCACTCAAGTTTACAGTTATCGATGCGGCACTTCCACTACTTGATATACTGAATGGAATACCACCTGTGGCTGGTGATGCGAACTTGTCTTTACCTTGTCCACTTGTTATCGTGAATGGTGTTGTCCTACCACTGTCTGTGAATAATTTAAAACTGTTTGATCCAGTTATCTTTTCTAAATGAACTACGGTTCCACTACTGGCACTACCCAATGTTCCTGTTAGGTTAGCAAATGGATCTGCTATCACCATTGTGCTACCCGTGACCATTGTTTCTTGGAATATATCAAAATGCACTACAGCATCTTGTGATCCTGTGCCATCATCTAACATAGTAAAGAATATATCGTTCTGTGCTACGAATCCTGGTTCAGCAATTTGTTCTAGAAAGTTTAAACTAGAGTCTTGATACAGCTCTACATTGAAGCCATCAATTACTTTTGCATATGCTCTCTTTGTGTTGAATCCCTTGTCATCTCTGCCTGTAGAATCAGCCGCAAACCCATAGAACTCTATCTCTTGTCCATTTGCGAAATTGTGTGCGTTCGTGAACTGTATTCTGCATCTTGGCATATTGTTGCTGTTTAACTCATAGTGTATACCACCAATGGTTCTACCATTTGGTTGAATATTCCATTCAACACATGGATACTTTGCGAACTGATTGAAAGTTGGATTTGGATCGTCACCAAAACTGTTGAAATAATGTTTGTGTGCGGCGAACCCTGTGTTAATACTACTTGTTGTTCTGCTTAAATTATCTGTGTAGTGTAAACTACCTGTTTGATGAGGTTTATAAGTGTATGTTCTTATATCATCTACTCTTTTGCTTATTCCAAAACTTGCATCACTTGGAAAATCATTTGTATCTGTTGCGTATCCATTGGCCCTGTTGTTGGGCCAATTCCATACATCATTTAAATCTGCCATTGTTGACTCCTTAACTAGTTATGCCTTGACGCCCACGTTGATTGTGCGCCTGGCTAACCATTCCTATAATTTGCGGTTTGTTTCTTAATAGAAACTCCATACCTGTTTGTGTGTCTATTGCGTTTATGTTGAAGTTCACGATAGTTTCCCTACCACCATTGCTTAACTGTTCTGTGCTTACTATCTGTCCTGTGGTGTTTGGTATAAACATCTCAGGTCCTCTCTCTCCGACTAAACTTGGTCTACCACCTCTTGCGATACCACCGTTTGCTAATCCAAAGAAACTGCCAATACTGCTAAACATATTACCAAAACTAAATCCACCTGCGGCTGGTGTTCCCTTTCCTGCTGAGCCTATTAGGCCACCAAGTATTCCACCAATACCACCACCTGGAGATGAACCTCCACTCAATGGTCCAAGTATACCCTCTATCAATGGATCAGTTATACGTTTTTGAATAATCATTGCGGCGATGTCTTCAAGAACTTTATTTACGAAGGATGAAAAGTCACTTAAACTTGCTTTACCCTGTGCTAGGTTACGTGCAAGGCTTTGACTAAAACTTTTTCCATTTTCAGTTATACTTTCATTAATTTGTTCTGCTAGTGTTTTTACTTTCTCAGATGTTTCTATTGCTTTATCACCTGCTTCTCCTGTTTTAGGTATTAATATATTATCTAACACATCTGCTGTTTCTAAATTAGCTTTGTTAGTATCTTCAATACTTTTTAATTCTGCTCTGTTTGCTTCTATCTTCTTAATTATTGCATCTTGTAATTCACCATACACTGGTGTTAGTTTACCTTTGACAAATGTAGCTAGTTCACCACTTTTTGTAACTAGGAATTCTACTGCATCACCAACTCTATCTTGTCCAAATATTTCTTTGACTCTTTCTGAACTTAAAGTTTCAATACCTCTATCTGCAAAACCCTTGTCAAATGCTACAGCTAAACTTTCACCTGCTTCTTCACCAACTTTTGCAAGTGCGGCCTTGAATTCAAAATCAGCTAATAGTTTTAGTGCTTCAAATATATTTCTAAATCTTTGAACTAGGTTAGATCCAAATTGTTGTGCTACAGCTACAATTCCATCAAACACACCTACAAAGAAATCTGGTAGGCTGAATACTATCAGTTTGATGTTTTCAAATGTTGCTTGGAAACTGTTTATGATAAAGTTTAACGCACCTTTTACAATACCACCAATCTTTGTGAATACATCTGCGAAAGGAAATTCAAACTCTTGTATTTTTGTAGTTACAAAATTACGCACATTAGTAAATGTTTCACCCATGAAGTCTGCAAATTGTTTTATCTTATCTCCTATGAGACCAAATACTGCTGTGAATACTTCACCAAATGTTGCTGTAGTGTCACCCAAGTTAACTGTTGTATCTTGCATGAATGTTAGTGCGGCTACACCACCTAATACCAATGCTTTTAACAGTCTTATAGGTGTTGCTATAGCCAGGAATGCATTACCTACTGCTAGTATAGCTTTTATGGCTGGTCCTGCAAATGCTACAAGTAATACGTTTCTAACTACATCTATGTTTTGTGCTAATATACTTAATCCTGCACTTGCACCTTCAATGGCTTTCTTTAGTCCTGTTCCTATTGCTTCAAGTAATGGTTTTTGTGTTCCAATAAATGCTGTAAGTTTATCTAATGCTTCAGTTAGTGCTGGTGCAAATTGTTCACCAATGGTGTTTGCGGCTTTACGCAATTCAATACTAAAGTTACTTTGTGCTACTGATAAGTTCTTTAATCTGTTTTCAGTCGCACCACCAAATCTTTCATTGATACCTTCTTCAAGTGCTTTTAATACTTTAGCGGCACCACCTACTTCTTTTGAAAATTCATTTAGTTCATTTCTTGTTACACCAAGTTTTTGTTTTAGGATATCATATACTGGTAAACCTCTGTCTGCAAGTTTATCAAACTCCATCAATTCAACCACACCAGATTGTGTTGTTCTTGTAAACACTTCTGTCATAGCATTTAACACACCAACTTGGTCTGTTGTTACAGCCGCGGCATCTGTAAATGTTTTGAATAGTTTATTTGTAGGTTGTATACCTGCCGCCGCTAATCTAATGAATGTGCTTGATAATTCTTCAACACCAAATTGTGTTTTAGTAGATAAGTTTGTTATAGCTTCAAAAGCCTTGTTTCCTTTGTTTATATCACCTAATACACTACCTAGTGTTACTTTTAAATCTTGGAATGTAGCTGTTACGCCTACAATGTTTCTTATAGCTTGTCCTGCTCCAAGTGATGCCAATGCGGCACCAATTGCGGCGATACCCATTTTGAGCTTACCAGCACTCTTATTTGTCTTCTGTAAATTCTTATCTATTCTATTTAAAGAGCCACCTGTCTGGTCGACTGCTTTAACTATAAGTTCATATGTAGATGTAGCCATCTATCTTCTCCTTGGTGCTTTCATTGCCTTCTTTTGTTCTTTGGCAACGAAATCAAAATAACTAACCCAACCATTTACTTCTGCAACACTCAATTGCATCACTTGTTCGACGCTCATCCCTAACTCTGTAGCTAGTCGATACAGAAACAAGATGCTAGGGTGAGCTTTTAGTTTCCCACTACGTCGTCAATTGTTTCCTTGTTGGCATTGAATTGTGTTACCACACTCAATACAACCTTTGGATCCACGTTACGCATAAGTTTCAACTGATCGCCCATATTAAACAATAGATTACCGTCTTTATCACGTGCTCTATTGATCAATGTTACTACTAGTGCTTCAGTAGCCTTACCTTGTTGTGTTAATTCAATAACTTTAGCTTCTTCATGAAGCGTTGTGCTTGGTTTATACCAAATCTCAGCATCCCACTCTTCAACTTTGATTGGACCTTGTAGTCCACCTGCTAATACTTCTTTGAAGTGTGATTCTGCTTTGTCAATTAATCTTAATTTGTTTGTCATCTTATTGTTCGCCTTTGTTTTAATAACGTTTTAAGAACAGGAACAATAATACCTTGTGGTGCCTGTGTTGATCCAATCTGTTTGCCTTGGAATATCACACGACCACGATCTAGTAAACCAATGTAGGGGACTTTGTTTTCTATCATAATCTTACTATCTCCTATTCTATATGAGCCAGTTTTTCTATAACCGCCTCTTGCACGACCAGTTCGTATTGGTGTTATATTTCGTGCAGTTGTATTTAGTTCATTAAAGAACTGGTCTACGGCACGTTCTAGCTTATGCTCTATATGATTAAAAATAATCTTATTGCTACTAGAACGCACCGTAATACCTCAATGTTTTATTATGCCGCGTTGTATGATAGATCACCTGTTCCGTCAAATGAGATAGAATATTCTACCGCACCATCAAAACTTGCTGATCTAGCAATACTTGTAACGATCGCGTCACCTGAGTAATATGCACTATTAGCGCCTGTTCCTGCTGGATACAATTCAAAGTCAATTCTGTCACCAGCTTTGACTGCTGGACTTGTTCCAACTAGGTCAGTCCCAGAGTCACCACCTGCACCGATAGCATCAGAATCATGACCAATGTTTGTGTCGTTTTGATCCCAATAGCCGTCTACTGTTCCAGTGAAGCCTCTGAATGATGATATTACTGATCTACTCGCATCTCCCATAGCCGTAGTGTCAATTGTCTCTGACGTCTCGTCTAGTGAGAAAGCTGTTACGTGTAGCATCGCTGTTTTCGTGCCACCGTTGGGGCCGATCTTAACTACCCCTGATACACCTTTTGTCTCTGCCATGTTAATTCATCCTTCTTAAATAAATTATTAAGTTTGATTACTATCAAACTGTCTTCTAAACACTACCACGTGAGTAGTAGTATTTTGCCGTATATACTAATGCCGCTTGGCCATATGGTTTAGTCTCACCTATTTCTCTAATAATAATCTCGCTTGTGAAACTATCAGAGGCGTTGCCACCCATGCTAGTATCCAATGCTAGTTTCTCTTCGATCTTCTCTATGATAGAGTTTCTGTCTGAGTCTCTGTTATTACTATGAACTACAACATTTATTAGAAAGTCTATACTGCTCTCTTCTCTGGGTGTTGACCCTATACTGAGTCTCTCCCTGGTCTCGTTTGCACTTTCCACTAATACGTGTGGAAAACTAGTTACTGCAAGTTGTGCAATATCTGTAGGCTCTCTTGTCACAGTCTTTACTTCTGAAATAGCGTCAATCTGTGTTACTATATGACTTGCTATATTTTCTCTTATACTGGCCACTATCTGTAGATCCTCTCTTGTCTTTGTTTAAACTTCTCAGCTTCTGCGATAGATCCATCACCGTCACCATCGTATTGAACTCCCTGGGCCATTTCCATGTCCATCTCTTCAACAAAACGATTCCTGTAGTGTTCTATCATTTCTCTGAAAGTATCTCCGCCGACTGCGAAAGGACTTAACAGAGGAAGGATATGACTGTAAAGTGCTCTATAGACAGTGGCTCTAGTCCACTGAGCTTCTACCAGCTTACTTGCATCAAATGTTGACCCTATTCTACGTCCCACACCGTCATAACCTTGACTGTATGTCTTGTTATACCAATTTACTTCGACATAACGTTTTACATCAGCTTCAGCTTCTGACAGTTGAGCTGTAAAGTCCGTGATACCGTGATTAACGATACTTGGTTGGACTGCTGTTAGTTGACTATTTGTTGCGAATGCCATATCCTATACCTCCCGATTATTATAGTGCCGCGTCAGATGTTAATTTAGCAATCTTTGCGTTTGAAAGTCTTGCCGCACCAAATGCCGCTGAAGCAACAACTTCTGAAGCTCTAGCTGATTCATCTCTTTGTGTAGCAATTCTTAAGTCACGTTTCATAACAAGACCAATAGCTTGTGGGTGGAATACTGCACCTACTGCGTCATCTGAACCGTCAACATCAACTGATGCTGATTCGTAGATGTCACAACCTGCGATACGACCGATGAAATAATCACGACCAGCTTGGTTAGCTAGTTCTGGTGATGCACCGAAAGAACCACCAGCATTTAAAAGTGTTTTCTTAACGTTAAATGCTTGTTTTGGATGTAATACACAAACAAGACCTGTCATTGGAACTGATGCCGCTCTCAATGTTGCAACACCTTTCATGATGTGCTCGATTGTTAGTTCGTTACCTGCTCCTGGGCCTGCTTCTGTGATAGCACCTGAATTGAATAAGTCAACGATAACTTCATCCATTGCTTGAGCTACACCATCACCTAACACACGACCTACGTCTTGTGCCACTGATAATGGAGAACTCTCAGCATTGATGTCTAATACTGTTGTCATGTTACCAAATTCTTGTGCCGCGATGTCTACTGACGTCATACTGTTTAGTGCTGAATCGTCTGATAAATCACCAGTGATTGCACCTACTGCTGTTGCTTTAGGATAAACCGGAACTGAAGCTGTCATACCAGGTGTGCCCTGCATATTGTAAACTGTTACTAGGTTTCTCATTAAAGCGTTTTCGTTAAATGTAAATTGAGCCGCTTGTGTGATGTTTTCAAACAAGTGACCATTTGCGTCTGCTAATGTTAAAGCCATTTTATTATTCCTTTATTAACTCATAGACCTCATACCCTTCAACATGAACTTTTCTTTGTAAAGTTTTCTGTGTTCAGGATCTGTCATGTCTAATTCTTTTAACTTCACCTCTCTGGAGGCTGAAGGATTCTTATTACCCAAACTGCCCGTGCCTGCTGGCGCCGCAGTTTTAAAGTAAGTGTTTTGCGTTAGGAACTCTTCTACCGCTTGATCCACGGTCAGTGGACTCGCTTTATCTGTGTCATAACGCACATTACCGTCATTGTCCAATACTTCAACTTGACCATTCTCACTCAATCTGACACTATTTTTCAATAGTGTAGCCACGTGATCTGGGTTTACAGCCTTGTGTTTGGATGCCGCACTCAACAATGCACCATCCACATGAACGGCTTGTAATTCAGACTGTAGTTTACTGATACGTGTATCTGCATCTACCTTCTGTTTCTGAAGTAGTTCTTCAAATTGGTTCTTCTTCATCATCTCTGCCTCTTTGGCCTGCTCTGCCGCTGATTTGAGTTGATGATACTCCTCAACATTGATGTTTTCAAACTTACGTTCAACTTGTTTGAGTCTATTAGTAATGATCCTGTCCACATCTTCTTGAGTGAATGATTTGTCAGCTGGTGCTGACTCCTGGTTGACTTTAACCTGATTGTCCATAGAGCCAGTCTCTACGGCTTCAGTTTTAACGATGTTTTCATTTTGTTCGTCCATCTTAAACGTCTCCTTGCAAGGGACCTAAGAAGTGGGGGTTTCTTAACCTTCTTCTGTGTCCGTGTTGGTTTCTCCGTTATTGCCGAAGAAATTATTTATTTCTGGATGCAATTCCAGAATCTGTTGGTCACTGTAACCTTCGTCTACCATGCTACGCATATGTTTTATCATGTCATCTGCCGTCTGCATTGGCGGATGTTGCATAGCCGTGTTCAACGGTGGTCTCGGTGCCATACTATCCATGACGATCTGTAAGTCTTCTTCATTTTCAATCATTAGTCTCGCAGTCTCGGCATTGATGTAATCTTGAAACTCTTTGTTGTCTATCAACAATTTAGCTTTCTCGAATAATGCTACCTCTTGGAATTTGTCTCTGAGATCAAACTTCTTCTCATACATTATGTCAAACTCTTCATCAGGTGTTATCTCTTCCCAATCAAACCACATCTTCCATATCAGCTTCTCAGCACGTTCTAACACGCCTGCTATATCTGACAGCTTCACGTTCAGCATATCTCTTTCCACTTGTAGAGCTATACCTGACTGTGGTCCTTTCTTGGCCTTGGTCGCCGCTAGGTGTGTCACATCTTCTATCGCACCTGTTTTTTGTTCTATCACTGCGAGAATGCTTGACACGCTCTCGCCATTTGGTTGCAATAGGTATGGTTGTATCTGTGTATTCTCATCTACTGTGACGATAGCACCCGCACCACCATTTATGTCTGCACTGGCTTCTGCCACGATGCTAGGGTGTGAATTTAATCTGATGCTCTCATATGCTTCACTGCTTAGATTGTATATTTCTCTCTGAATATCACAAACATCACCAATATGACTGGTTCCTATACCCTTGTGAAAACTTCTATCTGTCTGCACGTGTATGAATGGAACATATCCCAGTGGATTATCAAATTCTTCATGTTCTAATACTTTACCATAATCAATCGTCACACCATCTGTTCTGCCATACACATTACCTGGATAATTTGATTCACTTGATGCTGGTGTGAATTGTTTTTTGCTCACTGTGTATTTTTCTACTCGGTCCTCTGTCCATACTCTCAACACATCACGGTCTGAGTATTCTTCATCAACGACCACGATGTAATCCAATACGTTCTGTCCGTTCACTAATTTCTTGTATCCCCAATTACGAACCTGTGTTGGGTTATAGATCTTTGCATAAGCCCTCATATTGAGCTCTTGAGCTTGTGCCATGTTCTCGCTCTGATAATTACCCTTGTCTGTGCCTATCCAGCAACCACCATATATCAGCACTTGATCATTCACTTCACGCATGAATGCCGTCATGCTGGTGTTATCCATGTCAGCGTTGTGTATGAAATCTAACACGAAGTCATTGTTCACCAATTGACCCAACATCCTTGTGGGTGGGTTACGGAAAACAAAACTACGATATGCATCAACCGTGAGTCGTGCATGGTTCTGTAGTGCCGTGTCTAATAATCTTTGTTGGTATGCATTGTTTGGTGCTTGATCTTCTGCTATGTATTTTCTGAGATATGCACCATCTCTGTATTCTTCGGCGCCCATGTATGAACGCATATAATAATCCCATCTGTATAGGTATTCAGCATAGCCTGGGTGAACTTGGCTGAGTTCTTCTGGTTTCAACATATATGTTTCCTCACTATTGAGTAAAGTTTTTACTGTCGGTCAGACATTCATCACTAATTATTGAGCATGATAATTATAACGTTATTTATGATCGATGCGTCTTGCATTATAACGAACTTAATGAGGCTGATGCACACTACATTCAACAGAGTTGCTAGTATACGAGTAAGGAAAACCACCAGCCTCTTTGTATTTATGGTTGACAAAACCACGATTTCTTGTTATAAATATATATGCTGGATAGGTTACCTCTACTACGAACGGCATATTATGTATTTCTCCAGTCAAATATAAAGAAATTTAGCGATTTCGGCATATTGTATATAACGTCTTATTAATAGTTCAGCATAACCTATCCAGTTTTGAATATAATAGAGTATATTATTATGTTTTTTCTGTGATTTATAGCGGAGGCTTCGGTTTCCGCTATTTTTTTGATTACGATATCTAGTAGTGTCCCCAGGTCCTGATCGTCCTAGGCTCTGGGTCTGCTTTCTTGAGTGGATATAGGTATTCCACCATGTATCCCAGACTATCATTGACACCATCATAACCCTTGACAGCATCCTTCTCAGGTATGGCAGTATCTGGTTTGTATTGATGTTTTAGTAGTGCTTCTATAACAGTCTTACACCGTGGATCTATCAGCAAGTTACGTTCATCTTGTGCATTGCACAACAGCCTGTTGACTGTATTGATCCTGTCTTTGACCTGTGGATGCACCCTACGTGACTTGACCGTGAATCCCCATTGTTCTAGTATGGTGTGATCTGTCTTTGAATTGGCACTAGTTTTTCTTGCCTGGCCCGCAGGATCAGGATATATCACAAACCTTGCATTGGGATATCTATCCTTTAGTGCTTGTGCCATCTCATCTGTGTTGGTGTTGTGTAGCACTAGTTCATCTACCACATATAGACCATTCTGTGTTTTGATTGCTATGGGAGCAGTCATTTTACTTACGTTAAGGTCAAGTCCTACATGAAGTAATGGTGGTATATCACCCTTGTATCGTGCAGTATTCG